GTGCGCAGGGGTTCAACAAGCCTTACTTCATCAACCGCAAGATCGAAGTCGAGGTGCTGTCGCAGAACTTCAAGGACATGGAACTCAGCACGCTCCGCAAGGACGAGCGTGACATTTTCATTCACGTCTACGGCATGCCACCCGAGATCTTTGGCATCATCGAGAACTCGAACCGCGCAACCATCGACGCGGCCGACTACCTGATGGGCCGTTACATCGTGGTCCCTCGCTTGGAGTTCATGCGCGTCATGCTCCAGACACAGCTGATCGAGCAGTTCGATGAGCGGCTCATTCTCGACTACGTGAGCCCGGTGCAGGAGGATCGCGAATACGAACTCAAGGTCATGACCGCGAAGCCTGCGGCCTTCACCGTGGACGAGTGGCGTGAACAGGGTGGCAAGAAGGCAGAGGACGACAAGACGGTTGGCGGTGGACGGTTCATTCCGTTCAACGAGACCTTCGTGGAGACACTGGAAGAGGAGGAGGCACCGCCACCGCCGGACATCCCACCGCCCGGCGCACCCGCGGTTCCTCCAGTCCCAGAAGACGCAGAAGCGTTTCTTGAAGACTGATGGCGCTGTCGAAGAAGAAGATCCCCGGAATCATTTCGGAGATCAAAGCCACGGCGTTTAAAGGCGCAGCCAAGACGGTGCGGAATACGGTCGTGTCATTTGGGACAACGGCCGCGCAGGAGGTAATCAGTGATGCGACCTTTAACGTCAACAGCCCGAAGGTGCGGGAGTTCATGCGTCGGTTCGGAGCCGAACGTATTGGCGATATCAATCGCACGACTCGTGAACGTGTGCGAACCGTTCTCGTCAATGGCATTGATTCCGGTGCCTCAATCGATACGATCGCACAAGACATTGAGCACGTCTTCGATGTCGCGGAAGGCAGTCGCGCTGTCACCATCGCTCGAACCGAGGTAGCGCGCTCGTCCAACTTCGGAGCACTGGAAGGCTATCGGCAGGTCAACGTGGAGGAGAAGGAGTGGCTCGCGACGCAGGATGCCGTGACGCGTGACACGCATGTAGAGGCAGACGGGCAGGTGGTTGGGATCGATGAAGAGTTCGAAGTGGGCGATGCAACCTGTCAGTTCCCCGGCGACACCGGCGATCCGGAGGAAGACATCAACTGCCGTTGCGGGGTGCTGCCGGTGATAAACGATAAGCGGTTGCGGGGATCTCGGTTCATGCTCTTCCGGATCTTCGACAAACGTCGTGGACCATTCGAGAAGAGCATTCGTAAGGAGTTCAAGAAGGGTTTCCACACACAGCGAACCGCGGTCATGGCCGCGCTCGCGGAGGCAGCGTAGCATGAGTGACACACAACGGCGTTACCTGAGCAAGAACCAACTGCGCGAATTGATGCGCAGCGTTGCCGATCCCAAGGCGATCGACAACAAGAACCTCTGCATCCTCGCGCCCATGCCTGTGCAGGTGAAGGCCGTTGGTGCGGAGAACTCCCGGCTCATCGAGTTCATCGTGAGCACGGCTCGCGTGGACCGCGAGAACGACACCATCGATCCCGCGGGCTGGGAGCTCGCGGACTACAAGAAGAACCCTGTCGTGCTCTGGGTCCATGACCACTGGTCTCCGCCGATCGGCAACGCGCGCAACATCTACCTCGACGGAGACGTGCTGCGCTCGATGTGCGAGTTCACGCCGGAGGACATGAACCCGTTCGGCTACCAGATCTACCGGTTGTATCAGGGTGGCTACATGCACGCCTGCTCTGCCGGGTTCCAGCCGATCGAATACAACTACGACGAGACGCGGAAGTATGGCATCAACTTCAAGCGGCAGTCGTTGTTGGAATACTCCTGCGTCCCGGTTCCCGCCAACCCAGATGCACTCGCGGTCGCGCGCTCGAAAGGACTCAAGACGGATCTCCTGAAGGCATGGGCCGAGCGCGCACTCGACGAGCATCCCACCACTGATGACGCACGGCATCAGTTGGAGGTGCTCCGCAATCTGTCCACGACTGACGGCCGTGCGTTGATTATCGAAATCGGAGGCATGAAGATGAGCGGACCCGCGAAGGAAGATCCGCCCGCTCCAACTCCGGCCGACAAGAAGACCGCTCCCTCCACCGAGTCGGTCATCAAGAAGGTCGAGCGGTGGACGTGCGCGGACGGACATGAGCACACAACCGAGGAGGAAGCGAAGACCTGCGGCAATGCCGAGGTCATCGTCGCGTCCACGGTCACGGCAACCAAGGCACTCACGGACTATCTCACCCAGAGAAAGGCCGTTGTGAAGGCCGGGCGTGTGCTCTCAGCAGCAAACGAAGAGCGGCTTCGGTCCGCTCTCGGTGACATGACGACGTGCATGTCCCGCATCAACGAAGTCCTTGCGCAGTGCCCGATGGAAGAGCCTGCGGGGGACGGTGAGGAGGAGGACGGGAAGGACGCGTCCGGCGTGCTCATGGTCACAGCATCGCCGGAGGACACTCAGGAGAAGGACGCCGACACCGAGGGACTCATCGTGTTCCCGGACGGGGTCGATCCTGTGGCCGTCATCACAGCGGCCGTGAGGGATGTCGCCATCGCGGAGATCAACCGGCTGACCGGCCGGGTTGACTGACGGTCAGTTCATTCGGCACAGGAAGAGCACGACCAACAACCATTTTCGACAGGAGAGAAAGAGACCATGAGTGAAACGACGAAGAACAAGGCGTGGACGCCAGAGCAGCTGGCGAATCACATCAAGGAGATCTGCGGACCCGTTGTGGCCGCGGCTCTCGAACCGCTCAACAAGCGGGTCACCGACTACGGCAACTGGATCGACGGGCTGAAGAGCGGTGGCGTGCCGCATGCCGTCGGCCGGGCTGTCATGACGCCCGAAGCGCTGGCCAAGAACAAGGGTCTCGTCTTCGGTGGCATCCTCTCCAGCTTGGCAGCGTCGCGCTGCGATCTGGAGAAGGCCGTCGTGCACGCGAAGGGCATCGTGTCCAAGAGCCGCAACGACGAAGACAAGTCGCTGAACGAGCAGGTCGTGAAGGCGCTGGAAGCGTCCACCGGTGCGGGTGGCGGGTTCCTCATCGCGCCGGAGCAGAGCGAGGACTTCATCGACCTGCTGACCCCGCGCGCGATCGTGCGGTCGTTCGGCACGCCGACGATCAACATGGACAGCGGTGCCATGCAGATCAGCAAGCTCACCGCGGGCTCGACCGCCTACTACATCGGTGAGAACCGGGACGCCACCGCGAGCCAGCAGGACTTCGGCATGAAGCGACTGACCGCGCGCAAGCTGGCGGTCCTCGTGCCGATCTCGAACGACCTGATCCGCCGTGGCGGACCGAAGGTGAACACGATCGTCCGCAACGACGCACTGCGTTCGGCGTCGCTGAAGGAGGACGTGACCTTCATCCGTTCGGCCGGGTCGGAGTTCACGCCGAAGGGGTTGCGCTATCTCGCAGCCGCAGCGAACATCATCGCCGCGAACGGGACCGTCAACCTCGCGAACGTGACGTTCGATCTCGGCCAGCTGGTGCTCGCGCTCGAAGAGGCGAACGTCGCCTTCTCGAACCCCGGCTTCATGCTCGCACCGCGCACCAAGCAGTATCTCATGACGGTGCGCGACGGCAACGGCAACTACGCGTTCCGCGCGGAGATGCTGACCGGGCGTCTGTGGGGCTACCCGTTCAAGACCACGACGCAGATCCCGCGCAACCTCGGCTCCGGTTCCGATTCGGAAGTCTACCTCGTGGACTTCGACGACATCGTGATCGGCCAGACGCTCGCGGTGGAAGTCGCGATGTCCACCGAAGCGTCCTACATCGATCCGACCGACGGGCAGCTGAAGAGCGCGTTCTCGCAGGACCAGACGCTGCTCCGCGTGCTGATGGAGCACGACATCCAGGCACGCTACGACCTGTCGATCGCGATTCTCACGGGCGTGACCTGGACCCCGACTGGCGCGTAGGCGTAGGCACCGAGCGCGCACAACACATACGACTCGGTTCGTAAACCTTTTTCGACAGGAGTCACAACGATCATGAACCCAATGAGCAACAACATTGGTGCCTACATCACGTCGAAGCTTGCGCTGGACAACACGACCGTTGGCGCGGGCGTCGGTGGGAGTGGCACCCCGGTGAACGGCAACGTCTTCGATCGGCTCGGCGTCCGGAACCTGCATCTCAGCGGCAAGCTGCAGCTGGGCTACAAGTTCACCGGTGCGAGCGGCAACTCGGCGATCGTGTCGTGGGCGATCCGCGACAGCGATGCGACGGGTGGCACCTACGCCAACGTCGATCAGAGCACCCCGTCGCAGCACCCGTCCTCGGGTTCCTCGACGATCACGGCCAACGACGACGGCTCCGCGGTCGAGGGAGTCATCGAGGTGGACGTGGATCTGATGGGAGCCAACCAGTTCCTGCGACCGACCATCACTCCGACGCTCTCAGCTTCCGGCGTGGACACGCTGCAGCTGTGCGGCATCTGGGCACTCGGTGGCGGTGACGAACTGCCTGCCGCGACAAACGGCTAGGCACAACAACGTGTGGTGAGCGGGAGTCCGGTGGGGCGTGATCGGTCCGATGCCTTCTCCGGTTGCGTGGACTCCCGTTCACCCACGGCTCTTTCCCCACGAGAGAGACATGATGACGACGAAACGATATCACGTTGCAGAGCCGCAACTCGTAGGCAACGAACTCGCCTACGTGACGGAATGTCTGCGTTCGAACGAACTCACACAGGGACGCTATGTCGAAGCGTTCGAGCAGATGTTCTCACACGCATGCGGCATGAACCACGGTGTGGCTTGTGCCAACGGCACGGTCGCACTCCACCTTGCGATGCTCGCACTGGGCGTCAAGCCCGGCGACGAGGTGCTCGTGCCCACTCTCACCTACATTGCGACGGCCAACGCGGTTGCCTACTGTGGGGCAACGCCGGTGCTCTGCGATGTGGAGCCGGAGACGTGGTGCATTTCGCTTGACGAGATCCACAAGCGGCTTACCCCCAAGACCGTCGGCATCCTTCCGGTGCATCTCTACGGTCATCTCGCGGAGATGGACGTCATCAACCAGATCGCACAGCACCACGGATTGTGGGTGGTCGAGGACGCGGCCGAAGCGCATGGCGCGCATTACCGCGGACGTCCCGCGGGCTCGCTCGCGAGCGCGAGTGTGTTCTCGTTCTACGGCAACAAGATCATCACGACCGGCGAAGGCGGGATGGTCCTCACCAATCATCACGGCATGCTGGAGAAGTTGCGGTTGTATCGTGGGCAGGGGCAGAGCCCGACGCAACGTTACTACCACACCGTGATCGGCTACAACTACCGCATGACCAACATGGCTGCGGCTCTCGGTCTCGCACAGACGGAGAAGCTTCGGTGGCATGTGGAGAAGCGGCAAGCGGTTGACACCGCGTATCGCGCGCTGCTCAATCACGCTCCAGAGATCACCTTCCAACGCTCGATGGATTACGTCGAACCGTCAGGTTGGATGACCACCATTCTCGTTCCCGCGCTCGCGCGCGACGAGGTCATGTCCTCGCTCGCGGAGGCGAACATTGAAACCCGGCCTGCGTTTATCGGAGCACACCGCATGCCGATGTATGCGAACGGTGAAGCGTATCCAGTTGCGGATGCGATCACTGCTCGTGGAATCAATCTCCCGACCCACGCCGGGATGACTGTTGATGACGTCCACTACATCAGCGGTCACGTGCTCAAAGCAATTGGACGTTAAGGAGAAGGCGATGACTGCGGAACCCAACTACTCTGCCACGGCAGAAGAGCACATG